GTAATGCGTTAGTAACGCCCCGCTCTTATAGATTAAATCGAAATAAGAAACGGCGTAGCACGTTTGGTGCGGGAGCCCCGCGCAGCGGGCGCGACGCGGCTCCTGTTAGCACTGACTACATTCCAAGGGGGTGTGAGCCAGACAGTTTCACTGTCTCGGCATCACACTAGTATTACCCCCTTGGAATGAGACGGAGACGCAACAATTTAATTGGATTCTCCGTCGAATGTTATAGTGAATTCATTTTTGAATTTGCTGTATGCTGAGCAGGTATAATAATCCTGCTACGTATAGTGCTGCTGCTATATTTGGTCGTGCTGCCCGGCAGGCATATTATAACGGGGATTTAGGTCGTTGGGTCCGTGTTGGTGGTAGATTGGTAAGGAATTTTTATTCTGGAAGTAGTGGAACTAATAGTGGTTCTTCTTTTAGTTCAGGTAATTCTATGGTAACTTATAGAAGTGGTCGACGTGTTGGACGTCGTTCCGGGCAGTTGGGAGCCCGGGCTGTCCGTGGACGTCCTGGCGCGCGTAGTCGCGCTTTGGTTCGCCGTCCGTCTAGGCGGCGTTTGCCTCGGTCATTGTATCCGAGCGGATTTGGGACGCAGCGTGGAAAGTTGCGTCGTCCAAAGAGTTTTAAAAGGAAACGAAGCCGTAGTGCAAAGCGTGGCGGAAAGCGTAGTGCAAGTTCTACGGTTAATGAATTTTTGTATAAGAAAATCTGTACGCCACAAATATGGAAGAATACTTGGGCTTTTGCGCGTGGAGGTGTTTTGAATCAGCGTCAATTTCTGTCGGTATTACTTGGAAGCACTACAGTTTTGGCAGAATGGGCAAATAAACGTCCAACTTCGTTTGCCCAGTTGACTGCTGCTCCTTCGGTAACTTTGTATGGTAGTGATCGGTATACAATGCGTGTTCAGCAGTATTTTAAGAAGTTTGTATTGCATAATCGTTCGAATTCGAGTATGCATTTGAAAATATATACGTGTCTGCCGCGCAACGATTTGAATTTTGATCAAGGTGTAACTGGTTGGGCCGGAATATTTCAGACGGATACTAGTGTAGGTACTGCAGGTGTTGGTCCGGGTCAGAATGCTGATCCAACAGGTTTAACAGAAATTTGGCAATATCCGCAGTTTACACCTTATCAGAGTTCTTTGTTTTGTGAGTATTTTAAGATTGTGAATGAGGAGAGCGTGGTTTTGAATCCGCAAGAGTATATTCATAGGAAGTACAGTTGCCGTCCGCGGGATTTTAAAGGAGCTTATATAGGTGGTATTGGTACGGATCTAATACGTGGTTTTGGGAAGTATATATTGTTTTCTTGGGTTGGGCAGCCTATTGATGATGGAACTATTTCAAATCAAGGACGTGCTCAGTGTGATTTGTTTGTGACGACGGAAGAGTATGGGAAGTATTGCTTTTTGCCGGGTGTGGCGGCATTGACAACAACGGAGGTGAATACAACGGATTTGTCAACAGGAGCTACGAATTCTTATCGTATTGATCCTGCTGGGTTTACCCCACATATTGGTCCTTCAATGGTATTTGAGCCAGTTGATACTACAGATAATGCTACGGCAGATTTTGCAACTGGTATTGGTGTATCTTAAGTAATAAAAGTAATGTTTATGGAGATCGTCTTAATGTAGGTGTCGTCAGATCGTATGGATCTGGGTGCACGTTTTCTAGAATAGCTATTCTAGCTTCTTCGTATGAATTAAATTCCAGACGAGTATTAATACTAGGAAGTATAATCCACTTAGTAACCCTACGACAAAACGCAGGAAAGTATGCCTTTTTGTACCAACTTGACGGATCTTGATTCGTCGTAATAATGATTCTTTTGGAATTGAATTGTAGTTGTCCTCCTTTACTTTCGACGAGTAAAGGGTATCTGTCACAGAGTCGCAATAAGGTATCGAACGGAATCCATCCGTAGAATTCATCGAGTATGACGGTTTCTTGATTGGAGTAGCAGTCCCACCAGGTGGATCTTTGTTTCCAGTACGCACCGGGGAAGGTGTCCTTAGCCCATCTGGATTTTCCGGTTCCAGTTGGTCCTTGAACGACGATGACTTCGGTGGGCTCCACGCGTTCCACAGCCTGGAGAGTTCTGTATCTCTCCAGGGCTCTGTAATGCCTGCACCAGGCCATAAAGTTGTGTTCAGCAAGAGCAAGTTCTGTAGCTCCTTTCTTGATCATACCTTTTAATTCGTCAAGAGCCGATGACTTCAATTGTGTCGTGCTCAGGGTAGCGATTAAGTCTTCCTTGGTCCCCCCGAAACCAAAAATGATTGGTGGGGATGCTTCTCCACCCCTGTCCTCTTTGAGGCAGTAAAGTATTGCTTGTGCTCGTGACCCTTTCCGCACTTCCCAGTGCGCTTCCGGTAACATCTGTTTGAGTTGCGACAGACGTACTGGATTGGTGCACTCTAGGTATCCTTGTAGGTGTCTCGTTCCCGAGTTGCCCACTTCGGATTGGTAGACAGCAAATTTCACAGTTGCCGTCCACCATCCAAATTGGATGGTCTCTACCGTGGGATTGTTCCAGGTAAAGGTCCAATTGCGCGCAGTTGAATTCATATTCATTGATGCAGCTGGAACAAAGCGACATGCGCTGGTGATGGAAAATTGAGAAATGGTGAAGATTTCAGTTTGAGACAGTGTTGTGTGCAGTACACTGTAATGTCGTATTGTACTCCGCGGTACACTGTAATGCGTTAGTAACGCCCCGCTCTTATAGATTAAATCGAAATAAGAAACGGCG